GTCAACCATTCAGAAAGACACTGGCATGAAGGATGCGGTGACGCGCTACTTCAATAGCAGCATTCGAGCGGGAGTGGATCAAGGATCAGTTCCTGCCCTCATCAAGTTCGTGCTAGGACAACCGAAGCCAGATCAAGCACTAGCACAGCGTATTCGCTCCAATGCAACTGGTCTAAAGAAAGCATTCGATCTGCACAAGCGCATTGCTGTTGCCAAGAACATAATTGTGGCAAAGATGAGTCAGGTCAAGACCATCGGTGCATTCTATCCAACAGATACTGGATTCCGCGTTGCGAATCCCGAAGGATTTGTGGCAGTTGCCGCAAAGGGGGTCTACAAACTGGTAGACCGTCTAGAGTTCTCACGCCAGAACTTTACTGCCGTGAAGAACTGGTCGTGATTAGGCATAGATACAACATCTCTAGAAAGGAGATCAGACATGGAAGCAATTCATAGCGCATTGGGCACATTCTTTTATACCGTAGTGGTGTTCGTTGCTGGTGCATTCATCGGCAAGCCACTTTGGGATTGGGCTTCAAAGAAGTTCCCGTGGAACAAGTAATCGTTTGAGTTTTGACTGCCCTCTGAGGTAGGGGGTAGGAGGTGATCCAGCCATGAAGTACAGCGATTGGAAGGCTAAGAGCGACCGCGATGCCCTCAACGAACAGTTGAGAGGTAAAACTGTCGTATTCACTTTCGGTCGTTTTCAACCCCCTACCTCTGGGCATCAAAAACTGGTTGATGCCCTTGTGAATGCAGCATCCAAGTCAGGAGGTGTTGCTCTTCTGTATCCTTCCCGCACGAATGATGCAAAGAAGAATCCCCTGAATCCTGGCGTAAAGATCAAATGGCTTCGCAAGTTCTTTGGTTCTGATGTAAAGGTCATGGATGATGCAGGCGCCAAGACCATGTTCGATGTAATGAACAAGTTTCAGAATGAGGGAGTAAAGAAGGTAATCATGGTTGTTGGTGGAGATCGGGTGGACGAGATGCGAAATGCAATCAAACCATACCTGACACACAAAGACCCCGAAAAGCGATACACCTTTGAGTTTGAAGTGGTAAGCGCAGGAGAGCGTGATCCTGATGCAGAAGGTGTTGTTGGTATGTCGGCAAGCAAGATGCGCGCCGCGGCAGCAGAGAACAATCTGAAAGCATTCATGGGAGGCATTCCTGATGGAGTGTCCAAATCAGATGCTGAAACTCTGTTCAAAGAACTCCGCCGTGCCATGAGCATCAAGGAAAGCACAGATCATTCCCCCGACGATCTGATCGAAGTTGGAACGATACAAAAGACAGATGGCTCTAAAATTCAGTTCTGGCTAGATGAAGAGGAAGACATTTACTTTGCAGTTGAAACAGATGCGAATGGAAACAGCACAGAAGGTGGATACGGAACAATTGAAACCATGCTGAAGATGTATCCTATGGCGTGGTCTACCTTCCGTCCTTTGATGAACTCGTATCATCAACGCACCCGCGCTAGACGCGCACACCATGATGAAGATGGAACTACTTTTGATCCAGGCGTGCAAAGCAATGTGGAAGAGTCTCATATGCTACGGCCATGGATGTTGCAATTGCAGTCTCTGCGCGAAGTACTTGCAACTGGAGTTCTTCCGAGCATCAAGTACATCGCCTCGACTCCATGCAGCAAGCGCGAACTTCCGATGAAACTGTTGCAAGCCAAGCAGTATGTTGATCCGATGGTCAAGAATCTGACCTTTGGAAAGCAAGAAGCAGAGGAAGGACTTGCAGACAACCACATGGTCAAGTTCAACAAGGCATACCTTGAGTTTGCTGATATGTTTCTGAAGGCAGCAAAGACAGGCAAAGAATCAGATTGGAAAGCAGCACAGCAGAATCTATGCAAGAACTACTCCACTATTAGAAGTGGACTTCCAACAGAAATATCTGCATTGCTATTGAGTGGACCCGCTCCGTAAGAAAGGACAGCATGAACCCTACACCATTTTCAACCCAAGATCAGTTCACAAAAGAAATTGCAGGTATTCTGCAACAGATGCAAGCGAATGAGCAGAATCCGCTGCCAGTCGAACTGCAAGCAGCAATAGAACCAGCCAGAACGCAACTGGCAGGCGCAAAGACTCCCGATGAGGCAACTTCAATTTTGAAGTCTACGGTTTCTTCCGTTGCACAGAAGTCGGGAACCGTATACAGCAATCAAGACCTACTGAACTTTGAAAGACAAGTACGCAAAGGCGGATAATGCCATGCGGTTTTGCTATGGAAGTTGCTCTATTGAACGATTCCAATTTCATGCAGTACGCCGTCAGCGCGTATACCAACCCATCTTGCGTTGGTATGCGGGAGTTCATTGAAGACCTGAGCAGGATCAAGTACATCAAGCGGTTGCTCAGAAGATACAAGAAAACTGGCGAACTCAGAGAGCAACTGCTAACGAATCACTTCATTATTCTCAGCAATGTGTTTGGGGTAACGGGAGCCGCGAGGCTCCTGTTTTTCAAGGTAGAGCCAGAACTACACCCCGAAGTCAAGACCTTTATGGTTCATATAGGAACACTTCCCAAGAGTATTCCTGAAGCAGACCTGATACAGATACCACTCAATCAAGAAATAGTAGGCTTACTCAGGGCGGCACGATCTACATAATCAGGCAGGAGAAAATATGAGCGAAGAAACACCAGTAAATAGCCTTGGAGCAGACAACATTCAGGGAGTTCAGCCTGATGGCCCTCCTGTGGTTCAAGGAACCTTTGCAGGTTGCAAAGTGTTTGATGTGGACAATGACACCTTCTACAAGTGCGTCCGTGGTGCAAAGAGTCCACAAGCCAGATGGAAAAAGTTCGTAGACTTGGACACCCCAACTGGAAGTGCCATCAGAGATTATTCGTACAAGACTCCTGGCAGACATATCATTGTGCATAATCCATCCACGGGAGAGATGAGTTACATCAAGCGTGGACAATCTAGGAGCAAACCCTAATGGACATTCTGCATCGTGACTTTGTTGGTCACTCATTTGTTTGGTGGCAGGGAGTAGTCGAGGACAACCTCGATCCATTGCAACTTGGTCGATGCAGAGTTCGCATTCTTGGATTTCATACAAGCGACAAGAAAGATATCCCAACAGACAAACTGCCATGGGCGTATCCGATTCAACCCATCACTAGTGCAGCAATCAGCGGAATCGGACAGTCTCCAACTGGTTTAGTGCCTGGATCGTGGGTAATGGGATTCTTTAGGGACGGAGCAAACGCCCAAGAGCCTGTGATATTTGGAAGCATTGGTGGAATCCCTGAAGAGAAGGCAAATAACCAAAAGGGATTCAATGATCCGCGCACAAGCAAAGAACTGAAGTTCATTCCTAAAGATGAGTTTCGTGTTCAACAGTATCCAAACGATGGCACAGGAGCCATTCTAGAAAATACAACAGAAGGTAAGACATACCCCAAGCATATCGGTGACGGTCCTCACCAAGCAAGACTCAATGAGCAAGACACAAATCGTCTAGCAAGGGGATGCAAAACAGACGAAACCATCATTGGATTGAAGCGCAGAACAGCAAAGGAATCAGTTCCTACTGCGCTTCAACCAAACAGAAGCAAGACCGTTCCTGGCGCTGATCCTGCGGTTGGTGGTTCTGTACGAACTCAGAGTCCCGATGGGCCTGCATGGAATGAACGCAAAAGCGAATATGCTGCACAGTATCCTTACAACCATGTAACCGAGTCCGAGTCTGGGCACACATGGGAATGCGATGATACGCCCGATGCAGAGCGCATCACGGAATACCATCGAAGCGGAACCCACTATGAGGTGTTTCCCGATGGAAGCAAGGTAGAGCGAATCGTGCGCGACAACTACACGGTGATACTGAAAGACAACCATGTGCAGATAGATGGAAACACCTATGTCACCATCGACAAGGCACTTCGTATTCTACAGAACACCGATCAAGAAAATGGCAAGAACTTTGATGTACAGGTTGGTCAAGGAGCCAATGTGAATGTGGAGGTAATGCGTGGAAGCGTAAACCTTACCTTGCATAATGGAGACTACAATGCTTATGTGAATGGAAACTACACGCTAGATGTCACAGGAAACATGACAGAAAGAATCGGCAAAAAGCGGTTCTCTCACTCTGGCGATGACACGCATATCAAGACCAACAAGACTTACATCTTGGAAGCAGCAAAGAATATTCTAGAATCCTGCGGAGGATTCAGAGACATGACAACTGGACTTTACACCGCGCTAAAGTCTGGTCAGTATCATCGTTTCACAAGCAAAGCAGACACCATCATTCGCGGTGCTACCATCCAACTGAACTAACATGGGAATGCCAGTACACAGACTCGGAGACATATGTACAGGACACGGTTGCTTTGGATCAAGAACCAATGCAGGCGCGTCAGGTAATGTGCTTGCAAATGGAATAGGAGTGCATCGGGTTGGCGATCCTTGGCAAACACATTGCTGTCCTAGCAATGGATGTCATGGAGCAACGCAAGCAAGCGGATCAGGAACTGTGTTTGCAAATGGACTTCCTGTAGCGAGAATAGGAGATACTGTGTCGTGCGGATCGCGTAACGAAACTGGCAGCGGAAATGTGTTTGCGGGGTGACACATGGCAGATGGAATTGAAAGAACCAAAGAACTAACGAAACGAGCAGTCGGTAAATGCACTCCGAACGCCGATAGACTATCCAATGCCGTAAAGTCCCTCATAGACAAGGTAATGAAGGGTCAGATATTCGAGAATGCATCTGCGTTGGGCATTTTGCAATGGCTTCTATGCTCAGAAGACATAAAGACTCTTGCCAGTTCTATTCCTCCGTGGTGGTACAATGGAACAAGCACTACGAATCCCGACAATCCGCAAGAACAGGTAACTCCCGCGCAGGTTTACTTCTTTGGAAGATCAAGCACGCTTGGTGGAGATATTCTCGACAAACTGAGAACCTTGCAGTATGGTCCAGAAAACTCTGCAACTCAACAAACCACATTTACCGACAAACTCACACAGCAACAATCAGAGATCAACTCTTTCAAATCTCACACCGATCAGCAGAGCGGAGTAGGTGATCCCGTTACCTTTCAAAGAACAATGGGCATTGCAAGTGCTTATGATTCTGCAAAGCAGCAAATGGAGGGTAAGGATCAGGACAACTTTACTGGATTCTTTAACTCAACCATTCAAGGTCCAATCATAGTACAGCAGATGCTGAATCTGCTATGTGTTCCCGATTCGTTGGGACAAATCCTTCGCAACATCTTAGACTTGATCGCAGGCATACTGCCATTTACCTTAGACGATATCATCGGACTGCTTGGAGGAATGAGTCTAGACGCATTCTTTGACAAACTGGATCAGATGCTGTCTGACCTGGCTGGATTCTTTGAGTATTTGAACTACATCGTATCCCTAGACCTGTCTCGCTTCTCGTTGGCTCAAGCGTATGTGCAGAAGTTTACACTAGGTCAATTCCTGGCAGCAATCGTGAACGGAGATGGAAGAGGAAACTGCATCATGCGCGCCATGCTAGAGGAGTTTACTGGCAGCGATAATCTCAGAGATGCAATCACAGCCATAGACATTGAACGCGATAAGGAGCAGAAAGCAACCGCCGCTGCTGCCTCCGCAACTACAGAACTTGGCAAAGATCGTGCAAACAAGCAGAAGAAAACAGACAAAGAAATCTTCTTTGAGCCTGTTGCAGACGAACTCATCTTTGAGGGCGTGGTCACGGGAACACCCACACCAACTCCCGCACTAGACCCACAAACGGTCGCTCTGCTAGAACAAAAACTTGCGGAGATTGAGCAGCGCACCATGCAAGTTGGATATCGAGTTGCAAGTCTAGAGAGTAATCAAGTCACCCCAACCCCTGACGATGGTATTCACGATGGAGGGTTCTTCGATGAAGATGCAAGTGGTGGATCGGACGGAGTTATTATCGTGGGATGGCCTTCTCCAACACCAACACGAACCCCGACTCCAACTCCAACTCCTCCAGTTGAACTAGGAGTGGACGATGGCGGAATACAGTCTGGTGGTGGAAATGTATTTGGATGATGCGTGTTCTGGCTAATACATACCAACAGGAGATCGCATGACCATACCACAAACCAAGTTCACCGACCTTGATCTGAACTTTGCCAGAAATCCTCTGACAAAGGATGTGAATGTTCTACAGGATGAGTCTGCGATTAAACGCTCTCTGAAAAACATCATACTCACGAATACATACGAAAGACCCTTCATGCCCGAATTCAAGGGCAATGTCACGGCGATGCTGTTTGAACCGTTTACAGACCTAACGGTGATTCGACTAGAGAAGGGCATTCGTGATGCCATATTGTCATACGAACCTCGTGTAGTGCTTCAAGATGTAATTGTTGAGGGCGATCCTGACCGTAACAGGTTCATTGTAACCATTCGGTTTCAGATCAGAAACACATCAAAGGTATCTGAAACACAGTTCTACCTAGAGAGGCTTCGCTAATGGCAGATGCAACCAACAAGATTGCAGTAGACGGACTAGAGTTCTACGAAATCAAAACTAGGCTAAAGCAGTTCCTGAGTTCTCAGGACAAGTTCAAGGATTACAACTTCGAGGGATCGGGGTTGAGTGTTCTACTGGACTTGCTTGCGTACAATACGCACTATATCAACTACTATAGCAACATGGTTGCGAATGAAATGTTCTTGGATACAGCAACTGTGCGAGATTCAGTTGTGTCGCATTCCAAGTTGCTCGGATATACACCAACATCAAACAAGGGCGCCCGCGCTCAGGTATCTGTGACAGTTGCAGCAGATGGAGATGGTGGAATCGCAGATGAGTTCCTTCCACGCTATAGCACATTTCTAGCATCAGCAGGTGGAGCAAGTTTTGCATTCAGAACCATAGACACTTACAAGTTTGAGCCAAAGACATATGATGACAACGGCATAGTTCAAGACTACTGGATTCCTGAAGTAACTCTTGTTGAAGGCAGACCAGGCGTTTCGACATTCGTAGTTGATCGAACCAACTCTCCATCGCAGCGATTTGTTATTCCTGAGACTAACATTGACCTCAGCACATTGAAGGTTAGAGTGCAGGCGTCGCTAACCGATATCTCAGGCTACGATGAGTACTGGACATTGGTTTCTGATCCTCTTCAATTGAATCCTGCAAGCAAGGTATACTTTGTGCAGGAAACAGAAAACACCAAGTACGAAGTGTACTTTGGGGATGATATTGTTGGCAAAGGATTGCAGAATGGAAACATCATTGTTCTAGAGTACCTAGTTACCTCTGCCGATCCTACAGAAGCAAATGGAATCGGCGCAAATGACTCCGATACGGTTCAGTCTTTCAGTCTAGAAGCCAGCGATTTCGCCGATCCCGATGTGGTGACTCTTGATCCCGCTCTCGGTGGAGCAGAGCGCGAAGGAATAGAATCAATCAAGTACTATGCTCCGAGAGGATTCCAGGCACAAGATCGTGCAGTTACCGTGGAAGACTATAGTTTCATGCTTGCTAGAGACTATCCGTTTGCAGACAGCATCTATGTTTGGGGAGGAGAAGACAACTCACCTCCCGTGTATGGAAAGGTTTTCATTTCCATCAAACCTTCTCGTGGAACTAGTCTAACCAACCAAGAGAAAGAAGCGATCAAGTCAGGTATCTTGAAGAAGTTCAATATCGTTGGAGTCACGCCAGAGATTGTTGATCCTGACTACACCTATCTGAAGTTTGAAACAACCGTGAAGATGAATCCAACCAAGACAACTAAAACTCCAAACGAAGTCAAGCAAGTGGTAAAGAATGCCGTGAACTCGTATGTGAATGGAAATCTTGGCAAGTTTGGTGGAAATCTATTGGCATCTCGTCTATCGTCCAACATAGATTCCTCGGACACAAGTGTAGAAGCAAGTGGAACGGTGATCTCTCTAGAGAAGCATATCGCTCCCAACTATGGAACCGATGCAAATTACACAAGCAACTTTGCGAATCCAATAGAGCCAGAAACTTTAACATCCAATGGTTTCCTTCATTACGACTCGTCAAAGGCGTTTGAAGTGTCTCCATACTCTGTTGCTTACCTGAAAGACGATGGAAACGGTCGTGTGAATGTGATTACATACGAACCCGTACCAGGCGCAGCAACCTCTCCAGTTACATCGACATCTACAAATCCCTCTTCTCTTTCTGAAAGACCATTCAGAGTTCTGAAGGCAAGAGCAGGTAGCATTAACTACGGAACTGGACAACTTGATTTGCCAACACTAAACATCGCCGGTCTATCTGGCGTAAATCCAGTATTGAAAGTGGGAGCGCAACCGAGTAACTTTGCAGAGATTGTTGCTGACAAAAATCAACTGCTAGTCATGGACAACAGCGATCCAACATCTAACTTTGTTGATGTTAAGTTGTCCACAGATGGAAGACTGAACTCTCCAAGTTCTGCAAGAAATCAACCAAGATTCCAAGCACCGCAACAGTCACAAACGCAGCAAGCGGCAAGCACAACTCAGCAATCCACACAAAGCAACAACGCCGCGCCAGCACAAGAGTCTGCTCCGAAACCAAAGGGATATCCAAAGTGTTGAGGTAAACCATGCAGGGATACGACAACAAACTACAACATTTTGTTGCGGGTCAGATTCCAGAGTTTGTCTCTGCGGATCACCCCATGTTTGTTGCATTCATGGAAGCATATTTTGAGTGGTTGCAAACCAACGAAGAAGGCAGAAGACTCTCTCCTCTAACTCTACTAGATCAACGCGATATAGACAACAGTTTGGATTCGTTCGTTAAACTGTTCCGAGAAGAGTATCTGAAACACTTTCCACAACAACTGGCATTCGATCAAACCACGGGAGCAATTTTGGACGAGCGCAAACTGATGAAGCATATCAGAGCGTTCTACAAAGCCAAGGGAACAGAGAAGGCATATAAGTTTCTGTTCTTGATTCTCTTTAACACATACGCGGAACTCTACTATCCGAAGGTAGACATTCTTAGACTCTCAGATGGTAAGTGGAATACTCTCTACAAGATGAAGACTACTTCTGCGAACGGACGCAAACTATTCAACTATAACGGTGGAACTCTATCTCAGAGAGATGGTGCGGGAATACTGAAAGCGTATGCCAATATCAAAAGCATCATCCAATACACTCAAGGTGGATATGAAGTTACAGAATACACCATCTCTGCTCCGTTTGGTCAGTTCTCTCCCAACTCTCCAGTACAGATTTCTGCATCAAATCTGTCTCCATTAGTAGAAACCGTATACACAGTTCTTACTGGATTTGAGATTTGCGATACAGGCGAAAACAACACCGAAGGATCAAATGCATGGAAACTGTATCGCATCGGTGATTCCGTTATTGTGTATCCGAAGTACAACTACGGAAATCCTGAAGGAAGCGGAGCATTGGGACAGATTAGCGAGATTGACTATCTCAAAAGTCCATTCTTTGTAAAGACTGGCGAAAGCGATGCCAGAGGACCTGTGAAGAAGTTCAAGATTGTAGATGGTGGAGTAAACTACAATCCCGAAGAGTGGGAAGCAGAAATCGTTTCGCTTGCAGGAAGTGGAACAAAGATCATTCCCCTCTTTGGTGCAGTTATCGAAGATTATGGATTCTATTCCAATGATGATGGTCATGTTTCGTCCAAGAAGAAACTGCAAGACAACAGATTCTATCAAGACTTTTCATATGTCGTGAAAACTGATGAGTCATTCAACCGATGGATAGACACTATTCGCAAACTCATCCATCCGTCTGGAATGGCGGTGTTTGCTCAACAGTATCTGTACAGAATAAGCGGATACCGACTAGACGACAAGAACTTTGTGTTTTCTTACGAAGACCCGATCATTGGACACTATACTCCGTACAGATTCAAAACCTACGAGAACCTTAGAAACAACAGCAGAGGGATTGATCTATACCCAATCGGATACAATCCTTTGCGTGGAACCGTAATTGAAAATGGAACTGAATCTCACGATCCAGGCGACGGCGCTTTGTCAGAAGGATTGATACAAGGCATTCACAACATTTGGTGTTTGGACGCAGACCACAATGGTTCTGACTATACCAAAGTCAACTCTAGTACCATAATTGCAGGATGTACTGGTACTGAAGAACTCCAAGACAAGCACGAAACATGGGAACTATGTACAGGAACTGGTCCTGGATGCTGTCTGTCACAAGACTATTGGATCATCTATAGCCACCCAAATAGCAGAGGCTACTCTCATATGCCACCGTATCTTTGCTATGAGGGAGGACAGGTAGCATTCACTAGATTCTCTTGCATCAAACTGAATGACTTCTTCCACATGATTGATGGACGCTACTATCATTCATTCACTCCTGGCATAAACAAGTTTGAAGGATATGAGACAGATGACTTTGTTTCTCCCGAAGCAACTTATACATCTGGCAGCATCTATGGATTCAACACCGCAGGCGGCGCAACTATAGCGGCAGGAGAACCAACAACACCACACGATCCTCAAAGACAGGCTGCTCCGCTCTTAGGAGAACAAGTCGTTGTAAATGGGTTCTCTGCTGTAAATCAAACACAGACACCCACAAACTGATCGCATAGATACACCGAGGTAACAATGGCATTCGACACACGCATCAGAAATAAATTCAGAGCAACCTTGGCAGAATCTTTGCTAGATGATTTCGATTCTTTGTCGAACTCTCGCTTCTTTCTGTTCTTTGGAAAGAACTCTGAGTGGGCAAATGAAATTAGACCAGACCTAGTAGTGGATTCTGTGCGTGCAGATTTAGATGCATGGATTGATATGCTCGGAGCGGTCAGAATTGGCAGAAGCGATGTCTGTTTGGTTATTCCACGCAATCAATGGCAAAGTGGAACAGTATACACGGAATATGACGATGTTGTGGACTTGGCAAATCCTTACAATCCAAAGCAGTTCTATGTAACCACTTCCGAAAACAAAGTGTACAAGTGTATCTCGAATGCAGGTGGTGTTTCGTCTACAGAACAACCAACCTCTACAAGCACAAATATCTTCTGCACTAGCGATGGATACTTGTGGAAGTTCATGTATCAGATTCCTGATGACCTGTACTACAAGTTTGCAACCGATACCCGTATTCCAGTAGAGTTTATTGAAAACGGTTTCAACTTTGCAGGTGGACTTAGCAATGTACGCTCTCTGCAACTTGCGGTTCAGCAGTCTGCTATTCCAGGCGCAATCAACCATGTAGTGCTGTCTGCATTAGGAGATTCGTTTCCTCTGACAAGCGTTGGAGACAATCAAGTAGTTGCTATTCCAGGCAGAGTTGGAGACAATGTAGTATGGGTTGTTCCTGCTGGCATTCCAGTTGGAACAAACCTAAATGCAGAGGGTGGATTGGTAGGATACAGCATCTATTTCAAGAGTGGATTGGGAGCGGGACAAATCTGCGAGATCATGCAAGCAGAGTGGGGCGCACCAAACACAAACTATGCAGGACTGTTGGGACTTACGCTGAGAGAACCACTAGTAAGACCAATCTCCGCTTCCATCAATCGTACAGAGTTTTCATTGCTTCCGACTGCAAAGGTGTATGGAGATGGAACAGGTTGCCAGTTGCTATGTAAGATGGAACTTATTACTGGAGATTCATGCAACAACACCTATCAGATCGAAGACATTACCGTGCTTCAGTCTGGAAAGAACTATACCAATGCAAGCGTGGTGATAGGACCAGTTACTGCCCGCGCTCCTAGTGCAAGAGCAATCATATCCCCCAAAGGAGGACATGGAGCAGATGCTGTTACCGAACTCGGTGCATCTGAGATCATGGTTTATTGTTCCACTCGCGCAGGAATCGCAGGAGATTTGCCAGCAATCAACAACTTCCGTCAGTTCGGACTGATACGCAATCCAAGACTAGGAAGAGGACCAAACTCAGGAGAGTTCGCTGGCAGCGAAGACTTGGATGGTTACAGACTTCGCATTACCAAACCCAATACCATAGTAGTCAAGATCAAGTTTTGGGCTGATCCTCCGATTTCGGGAAGACACGGATACACCCCATTCAGCGGAGACTACAAGCCTGGACAACTGGTTTCTCAGGTTCAAAGCGGAGCAACTGGCAGAGTAGTTCGATGGATTCCTCCAGTATCTGTATCTTCTGCAAACTGCTGCGCCCCTATAACTGGAAGTGATCCTACTGGTTATCTTTATATCGAGCCGTTGGAAGATAGTGTATTCAGAAACGATCCAACATTGCCCATTGTGGGTCTAAGTGAAAATGGAACGGCTGTCGGGCCATCTTACAACTACTTTCAAGCAGATGACAACTTCCTGCCAACCATCGGATACACCTCCGAAACCTTCGATGCTGGCAAGTTTATTGTTGGTATAGACTCACTTACCACAGCAAGAATTGTTGGATGGGAAGTTGGAACCGATGCTACAGACGGATACCTCATTCTGACACAACTGAATGGTCGATTCCGAGGAGCAACCGTTGATGCATTTGGAAACTATGTGGAAGGTGAACGCATCATCCAAGTTTCTGGCGTTGATCCTTTCTCTGGCGTTTGGGACGGAAGCAATATCAGTAGTACTGGATTCAGAGAAACCAACATTGGAATCATTAGCGGTGATCCACAGCGCGAAACGCTAGTTCGTTCTGCATATAGTCAAACCTTCAAGGTGAATGCCAAGGTTTTGAACAACACCCCAAGTCTGACAGACATTGACGGAACATCCTATCTGTCATTGGACAGTACCATAGACATCCTAGAAGTGATTACAGGTACTGCTGGCAATCCCGATGGAGACTATCGAAAGATTGGAACAGCATCCGTTGTGGACTTCACTCTGACGCAGACTCAATCCGAACAGAGCCTAAACTTGGAACTCACCTCTCTGCGTGGATGGAACCGATCTTTCACTCCATTTGACTTTGCCACTAAAGAAGGGGTACTGTTGGGATTTGGAAAGTCAGAAAGCGGCGATCCAGTATTCCTGTTCACGATTGACAAGGTACTGATCGAACCAAACATCCCTAGCATGGGAGAACGGCCTGATGTAACTCTGCCAGACCTACAGATCAATAGCGGCGAAGTCGTATACATAGACAATATCAGGGCAATCACTCGCAACCCCGAGCGGCTTGAAGAGTTCAAGTTGATTCTACGGTTCTAAAGGACTAAGAATGGCAGAGATCGAACCAACACAATTCGCAGGCTTCCCGTATTACGACGACTATCAGGACAGCAAGAAGTTCATCAAGATGCTGTTCAAGCCTGGTTATGCCTTGCAGGCCCGCGAACTTACACAACTACAGACGGTTCTACAGAAGCAAATCAGTAGATTTGCCAACCACATCTTCAAGGATGGTAGTCCTGTTGTTGACGGTCAACTTGGCATTGTAGAGTGCAACTTTATCCGTGTGGAAATTGCAGTTACTGGTGCAGATGGAGTCTATAGCGAAATCACTCCATCCCAGTTTGTAGGCAAGACGCTTGTAAATCTTGACCAAAATTCGCCGCAACTCAGAATGAAAGTGCTACACGCTGAAGCGTCTGAAGCAGTATCTGCAATCGAAGGGGACAACTACCATGTCCTGTTCGTTGAATATCAGAACTCAGTAACAGTCAGAAATCAAACCACGGGTGCAGATGAAACCATAAACAACTTGGAAAATCTGTACGAGTATCTAACAGGTTCTCAGCAGATGCTTTCTGTTGTGTCTCTTGTAGATGAGACTACAAACGCGGAAGTATACACAAGTCTGCGATGCCGTGTCAAGATGGGCGATCCTGCAAGCGACAAGATTGCTACATTCGGTAAGGCATACTTGATGTCCAACCAAGATGGCATCTACTACATTGATGGAGCATTTGTTCTTGCAAGCGGACAAACAATCGCTCTAAAGCGCAAAGCAAGACTTCAGACAGATGTGTTTGGTCCTCTATCTGCACCAAACTCAGTCGAAACAGAATGGACGAGTTCTCCTGGCGAAACTGCAACATCGGGAGGATGGACATTCGTAACTGGCAGCGAAACACAAATCAACTCGCTTGTTGGTGTTCGTCTATATCAGTTCCCATCGTGTAGAGTTGGATTTACCATCAAGCGCGAAGTCATTGACGCAGATGGTGATTCTTCCTTGCTTGATCCTGCATATGGATCGTACAACTATGCTGCTCCAGGCGCAGACCGATACAAGGTTGATCTAGTTCTAGATCAACTTGCATTCACCAATCTTGACACTCTTGCAGATGTAGAGCAATACAAGACAAACAACTTTGTAGAACTGACCCGCGTAGTAGACGGAAACATTCGCTACTCCGTGAAATATCCAATCTACAGCGAGATCGAAGAGACTTTGGCTCGCAGAACATATGACGAGTCGGGATCGTACACGGTAAAGCCATTTGTACTCGACATTGAAGAGTACTTCAATGATGAAAAGTACTGTGTTCTTCGTAGTGGTGTGAGAGAGATCGAAGGTGCCCCAAATTCCACATACTACACAGTAAGAAACGAAGCAGGATTTGCTGACATTACTGACGGATTCCCTGCAAATATTAGTCTGTACGGAATCAGAAACGACGGTCTTGCATGGAAGGGATTGGTAGCAAACCAAGATACATTCTTGGCAAGACAAGGCGAAGTTGATTTCCGCAGCGGAGGATATGGAACAACTCTACTGTACATGATCTTTGGAACTCCCGAAGAAGGCGACACCATTGTATCTGAGCATTACAACAAGCCAGGAACAAACAATCGTTTCTTCTTGAAGTCTGAGATTCCTGTCACGGGAGATGTGTATGACTTCTTGTATACAAAGGGTGACGGAGAACCTAGAAAGATTCTTTCGCAGACGGGAGATGCTGCTAAAGACTATCTGACAGTTTTCCCTCATGTGTCTGTGTTCTCAGACAATCGCTTCAATGGAAAGTATACTCTTGCTAGACTACATCCCGAATGGTCTTCGGATGCTGCTGATCCAACTACTTCACAGGTAACAGATGCGCTAGAATCAGCAAAGAGCAAACTTGCAGTCGGAATTGGAACAGGTAAGGCGTACATCTATGGATATGAGTTTGAGAACCAAAACACCAAGTTCCTTCCTATCGAAAAAGCAAGAGCGTCTGAAAGTGTAATCGGAGAAGAAGTCAATCTCGTACTTGGAAACTATGTGATTTGCGAACAACCGTTGGGAGATACAACCGCTCCCACAACCCTTCGCATTCCGTCATGGAGTTCAATGCCACAGGTAGAACTGTGGAACCAACTCTCTCCCGATGCTCTAACTGGAAATGCAAATGGAAACACTCTTGTAGGTACTGCTCGTATCCGTGGAGTAAGTCCAAACGAAGGAAAGGTGAATGTTCATCTCTGCGATATTCAGATCAACGATGGACAATACTTTGCAGACTTCGATCACATTCGTTTCCGCTATCAGAATGTAGAAGATACAGTTGTTACTGGCGATCAGATGGCCGGTACTGTAGAACTGTTCAATATCAGCATCACGGGCGGCCCATCGGGATTCGGTGGTACTGCATTCACTCAGGTAGAGCAAACTAGTCCAACTGGAACGGTACTGGTAAACTACTACGATACCATTCTCTTTGCTCCCAAAGCAAACTTGGCAATATTTGATCTTCCGAGTCTTTGCTCGGTCAAGCAAATCAATGAGTTTGCAAAGGTCAAGTATGACTGCAAGAAGTCATTTACCAAACAACTGGTAAATAGCGGAGCGGGTGCTGGTCCTAACTTCGTTGATGGAAGCAGTCTCGTATGGAAACAGTATGGTAGTGGTGCAAATCTCATGTGGATTTTGAGCAATCAGACCACGGGGGTTGGTATTGTTGCCAATGTTTCGGGATCGTCTGACGATACTCTATACTCATTCAAGGGACAAACTCCGCTATCTTCAGCAGGCATTGCTGGCGGTTCTGCCTTTGAAGCATCTATCAATACTGCTCTTTCCACTAGCCTTTCGTTCTTTCAAGCAGACAATCTAGACAAGATCATGCTATTCAATGCAAACACCAACAAGATGTTTACGGTTGGTTCTGTTGCAGACCCTGCGAGTCCGATCAAAGCATTGACCAATGCAGACAAAACTGTTCTGTATATTGTCTACAAGCCAACAGCAGGCGATACACTTGGCATCACAAATAAACCGTTCTCTTTGGAAACGGTGGTATCCGCTCAAACAGCAGGTTCTGCCCCCACAGTAAACTTCAGAAAGAAGTCGGCTGCGGTCATTGGAGAGTATACGGGCACAAAGTGGGACAAGTACTTCGACCAAGACGGATACTTCATGGTTCCTTTGCAAAACTGGGATGGAATTTTCCAGTTCAATGGAGATGACTCGGATGATCCGTGGAATGTTAACTACACCGACGATGGCCAAAATGGATGGGACTTGTGGATTGGCGATGATGATGCAACGAGTGCAACAAACACAAACTCGTTCCAAAATCCAAATCTGCCAGAAGAGTACATCACAAGTCTAGGATTCTCTGATATTCTTTCGGTTGATGAAGTTCTTGTATGGGACAACACAGATGGAGTGGCGAATCCAACTGGTAAGAGAGATATCACCAAGTACTTTGAGATGCTGAATGGGTGCAATGATAACTTCTACGATCACGGAAAGATCGTGATTCGCAAGAGTGTATTGCAAAGCCTAAAGCAGCAGTTCCCAGGCATCTTCAAGAACAAAGGCGATCAACTAGACTACACCCTGTTTGTGCGCTTCAAGTTCTTCAAGCACAGCGGAAGCGGACCATTCACAGTAAACTCATACGAACACTACGATCATCACCCATTCTTCAATCGCTACGAAGACATTCCTCTATACACAAGTCCAGTTTACGGATTTACATTTGAACTCCGCAACTGCTTGGATTACAGACCTTCTAGAGAAAATAGCACCCCTGCAAGAGTTGCAACCGCTGTAGAGCAAGCATCAAACTTCACAGCAACCGATGCAAACCGACCACAGGCACTAGATGAAGATTGCCCGTTGCGCGACAACTCTATGGTTGACGAGTCAACTGGAGCATTTGTTCTTCGTTTGGCGCGCGGAGATTCTGAAACCGTGCTTCCTGCTGTTGGTGTATCTGGCTCGAGGCCAGCAGTCACATACGACTACTTCACTTCTCGCAGAGACAAGATTGTATTGCTGAAGAACCGCGAGTTCAAGATCATCGAAGGCAAGCCAGCGATTCGCCCAGAATCTCCAAAGGATGTTCCTGAGTCGATGTCGTTGTACAATCTGACAGTTCCGCAATACACCTTTGGTCCAGAAGATGTGTTGGTCGATTACATCGACAACAAGCGATTCACCATGAGTGATATTGCCAAACTAGAGAAGCGCATAGAGCGTGTTGAATATTACACAACGCTCAGTCTGCTAGAAAAAGAAGCAGCAGAACTGTCTATTCCCGATCCTGCATTGGGTGGAGCAGAGCGCATCAAGAATGGAATCTTTGTTGACAACTTCAAGGGACATGGTGTAGGAGATGTGTTTAGTCCATACTATTCATGCGCCATGGATTTCGACAAGGGGCATCTGCGCCCGCGCTTTAGCACCAAGCATATCGAATTTGATCCAGTAATCCCTGCATCAAACGAAACCTCGGACTTTGTAGTATCGCCAGATGGTGTAGTGACTCTGAAGTACGACTCTAGCAATCCAAACAGATACATTATTCAACCGATTGCAAGCAGAGCAATCAGCGTCAACCCATTCGATATCGTAAGTTGGCTTGGAACTGTAACTATGTCTCCAAGCACAGATACATGGATTGACACCAAGACTAAGCCAGCAGTAACCGTCAATCTTGAAGGTGAAAACGATGCATGGCAAGGCATGAAGAATGCCTTCGGTACTCAATGGAACGATTGGGAAACCACATGGACAGGTGTACGATCAAGCACCACAGAATCTCTAGGAGAGAAAACTTCTAGTCAGTTCTTGGATGCTCCACATACACGCAGAGCGCCAGATGGTGTAATGCGTAGACGCCTACAGACAACAACCACCCGTACCAATCTAGTTACAGAAACAGTTGACCGTAAGCAGACGCGAGAAGGTGTAAAGACCACGATTACTCCGCAGAGAGTTACCAAAGAACTCGGAGATAGAATCGTAGATGTTAGCGTTGTTCCTTACATTCGCTCTCGTCAGATTACTATTACTGGAAAGTCTTTGAAGCCAAATACGATTCTTCATGCCTTCTTTGACAACACCTCGGTTGACCAGTATTGCCTATTCAATGGAAACAAGGTTACTCCATCGAATCCAATCAAGACTAGTGCAACAGGTGAAGTCGAAGTAGTATTCAATTTGCCTGGTGGGGTATTCAAGACTGGCGAAAGACAATTCCGCCTAACCGATAGTGCAACGAATGATCTACCAAAGAGCAACACATCTGCCGATGGCAGTTACTTTGCTCAGGGATTGCTACAGACGAAAGAGAATACCATTGTATCTACTCGCGTTCCTACAATCACTCGTCAGAGTGTCAAGGAAGAGCGTGTGGTGCGCGATGTGGTGACTCGTGTTCAAACAGATTCGTCTTCAAACATCTCTTGGCGCGATCCTCTTGCTCAAACATTCCTAGTAGATGTTGCGAAGAATCCAAAGGGTGTTTGGGTGCATAGCATTGACCTGTTCTTCAAGAACAAGCCAACAGGATCGTCTGCTCCGCCGGTAAGAGTGCAGATTAGACCAACCGTAAATGGATATCCTCACTCTTCAATGGTGCTTCCATTTGCAGAAGCAGCATTGAATGCTTCTGAGGTTACTGTTGTGAGTGGTCTTGGAACCGATCTTCCAACGATTGACGATGCAACCAAATACACAAGATTCCAGTTCTCTAGCCCCGTGTACTTGATTCCTGGCGAATACGCTATTGTGATTATGAGCAATAGTGCAGAGTATGAGTGCTATATCGCCGAAATGGGAGAAGTTGCCATTGGAACAGAGAATACGCGCATTACACAGCAACCATATGCTGGCGTATTCTTCAAGTCTCAGAACGCAAGCACATGGTCTGCGGATCAAAACACAGACTTGATGTTCTCCCTAAACACTTGCAGATTCAATCCAACCCCCAACAACGACAACACTTGGTCGATTCAGTTTGCTCCAGTTGCTGGCGATCTTGGATTCAGCACAACCGATCCCGATTTTGAAGTTGATGCCATGAAGATCGTTGCTCAGATGCTGAAGTTCGATGGTACAGAAATCAATGCCAAGATTTCTTTGATGGACTCGAACGGTAGTCGAAGAGAGTTTGCAGTACCTCTGAACGAAAACTTCGCTCCACGACCAGTTGCATTCCAAATGAATGCAGATAGCAGACTCATATTTGAGTTCACAAGCACCGATCCGACCCTCTCACCTTGCGTTGACAGCGAGCGCGTGAGCGCCATTCTGATCGACAACATCATCGGTGATCCTGAACCAGCCAGTCAAAACTGGGAAGTCGAATACAAGGCTCGTCCTCCTTATGAGATTGATGAAGTAAATGGCGAAGGAAATCTAGTATACCCAGTTAGCAGGTACATTTCTCGCAGAGTCGATCTGCTTACTGGTCTAGAATGTGACGATTTGAAGGTGTATCTCAGCGCCAATCTTCCAAACTACACCTATGTAAATGGTGCAAGCGGACAAGACACAGAGATCAAGACTTCTATTGAAGTGTGGGCAAAAGTACAAACCGCTGACTCAGATGTTCCTTTTGATGATCTGAACTGGATGAGAATGGATGTGAACCCTCTGCAAGCAACACAAATTGCCACAGATGAAGTGACATTCACGGAATACTCATTCACTATGCCAGAGTATTCGTATCCAAGTCCTAGCGCGCCCAGAACTGGTTATACCAAGGCTGAGCAACAATTTGCGGTTCCATTCACGCGGTATGCAATCAAAGTTGTGATGTACAGCAACAATGGAACTATCGTTCCGAAAGTCAAAGACCTACGAGTAATCGCGGTGGTATAACACATGGCAAGCAATCCCAAAAACAGATACACAGAATCATCGCTTCAAACAGATACAACTAAAGTCGTATCGGCTGTTAGCGCAGATACAGGCGCATCTGTAGAGATCGTCTTGCTGAATGATCTTGTCAGTAGTTTTCAAGCAGCAGCACCCGTAATCAATGCAGAAATTGCAAGAGTTCAGGGTCAGCCTGGAGTGCAGTTTGCTGAAAATGCCAGCGATGCTGCAAAGGTGCAGGCAACAATTGACAAGCGCACCGCTAAAGCAGCAGCAAGAAACACAGTAGATACAATCGAGACACTAACTGATCGTATTGCAGTTCTTGAGGCACAGGTTTTGGGCTTGCTGAGATGCTACCCACTATGCACCGTAACCCCTTCTCCAACAGTAACGGTGACATTCACCCCAACCGTATCTCCTACTTCTTCAAGAACTCCAACACCAACACCTTCACCTACAAGATTCCCCGAGTTTACACCAAGTCCGACTCTGACAATTACACCGACGCCGAGCATTACGAGAAGTTCTTCTCCATCTCCTTCACCATCTCCAACAAAGTCTATCACTCCAAGTCCAAGTTTGAGTATTACAGTAACTCCAACTGTAAGTCCAACTCGTTCAGTTACACCAACTCCAAGTGTAACAAACACTCCAGTAACATCGCTTTCTCCATCCCCGTCAGTTACTCCAAGCATTACTGTAACACCGACAAAGACACCGACACCTACAGTATCACCGAGTCTAACTCCGACAATTTCACCAACCGCATCTGTGACTCCAACTCTAACCCCAACACCTTCTCCATCTGCTTCAAGTACGCCAGTTGGAGAAGCATAATACCGATACATAGTCGCATAGCAGCATAGGAACCTCATCTGATGCCAACTTGCCCAGACCCAAATCTAAATCTAACTGGTTGCGAACCTCCGTTCCCACCGCAACCAACCCCATCTCCGAATCCACCTGAGTGGGATTTGTGTGTCTGCAATGTTCACATCGGACTAACTGGAGTAAGTCTTCCATTTGACAATGTTCCTCCTACAGCAGATTCCACTACTGGAAGCGAGGGATACATTGTAGATGTGTTTGTGCGTAAAGATACCGCTGAATCTGGCACAACACTAGAAGATGCTTTCTATCTCAGATGGCCTGGACCAGTTACAGGTGCTGATTTCTATGACTACAGTACGCATCTAAACAGCAACTGTGGATTTGCTCCAACTCTATATGCCTTCCGTGGACAATGGATCGTCTTCAGACAACAAGATAGATCAAATGCAGGACATCAAATCTGCATCGCTACAAGTGCAATCGGAGACTTGAACAGCGGAGTTCTTTACTCTGTAACAGGAACTGCCGCGACCAACGGAAATCTACTGTACCGCGATGCCTCAATGGAGGTGGATGCTCCGTGGGAAGGTGGATCATACACGGCGCTACTGCACGAATTGCCTTCGACAATGAATTGTCCGTGCGTTGGTGGAGGAGGTTGTGCAGGACAACCGTGCCCTAACTTGGCATTCCGCGTTCCTGCTTGTGCGCCCGATGTTCTATACTACAGAGAGTACTCCACCGATGGAACTGAGATTCGTGGTGGAAAGATTGTCATTATTGGAGCATTGCCTGGCTTTGAGTGCGGAGTAACTGGAGAATGCAATGTCCACGACAGACCGTGGGAGACACCGCTTTCTCCGCTATCTCTCGGAGACACATTCTACGAGTGGTATGCAGCAACAAACAATATCATCTCTGCCCTTGATCCTCTTCGCATCTACGATGTGAAGGCATTGGGAGGATTGAAAGAACTCGTTCCTTCTCAGAACGGAGTTCTATATCTTGAAGCAGATGTTGGTGCCGGACTTCGCATCTTCCCTCCTACATCGCCAGTTAATGGACTCCCACAAGACTGCGCGAATGGAAAGATTGTACTTGACATCTTTGGTCTACCCGAAGTTCAAGTAACAGGATCGTATGATAAGTTTGAAGACGGCAAGGGAAGAAATCAAGTCAAAGATACTGACTTGTTCGTGTTTGAGCGATTCGAGATTGATGAACTTGGAAATCCATCTCGCAGAGGCATTGATCCCGCAAACACCGCTGCAATGCTGTACAAGGTTAAAGCGGAACATATGCTTCCGTTTACCATTGCCGGCGATCACAGATTCACGGGCAAAGTTGCATTTGAATCTCCCGCAATGGAGATCAATGCCACTAAACTGACCATTGATGACAAAGCCATTGAACTGGGAGCGAGTCCGTTCTTAGAGTTCACGGTAGTCATGGTGAGTGGTACAGCATCGCAACTCATTGCAGGAATGAGTCACGATCCCGACGGCGATTCGTACTACTATGAAGGTGGATCGCTAGAGAACGATGAAACCGATCCAGGCAACACCTATACTGGTCTAACGGGTGAGTGGGTTGTACAAGAGCATCTGCGCGTAAGCACCTATGCGAGAACTGAGCCAGGTTCAATTGATCCTGTTAGCGGATACACAGATGATCCATACGATCTAACTGGTAGCGCAAACATCTCTGCATACCTGAATAGAGGTCCTGGATACAGCGCAACCGATACGGATGGAGCAGGGGTTGTTCTGCATAACAACAACATCGGAACGCCCGAGACACCCGAACTAACAGGAACAGAATACTCTCGCGCTAGTATCATCTCAGTAAGCAACATTACTGGCGGAGGTTCACAAGCAACTGTAAAGGTTCGCATCTATAACGATGTTCCGTTCCAAACAGGAAAGGTTGCATACACAACTCGCAGCGGAGTCAAGTTCACAATCAATGTGATCTCTGGCCAAGCAGGAACCGATATTGATGTAAATGGTGGCGGTATCATTCTAAACTCGTCCCAAGGCAACAAACAAATCCTTTGGGCAAATGTGAATGATGCATGGACTCTGAATCAGAATCTTGCAGTAGATACCCGATACCATGTGCTGACTCCGTTCAATATTGCAAACGGTAGCAGTAACTTTGCAAACAACTCTACTGGATCGCACAACTACTGGAATGTGCATCAATATCTTGATGCAACTCTGATTACAGGCAACCATTGTCTAGACAGCACAGACAACGGACTGTTGCACTTTGCATTTGTTCCAACTGGAGTAACAGGAACAGCAGGACACATCCCTGCACTTAGTATTCTGCCATGTGGTGGCATTTATATCCACAACATTACTTGCTCTCCGCAGTTCAATGTAGAGGGTGGAACAAAACCAAATAGTGTTGTGGTCACAAACGAGTTTGGTGTGTTGGATCACACTCAGCAAGATAGAATCTTTGTGCCTGTAACAGGTGCTGCCAACTACACAGACTTTGATGTTGGAGATGTTGTTGGTATCAACTCTAATGGAGCATTGTTCCTAGCCAGAGCAGATACCCGCGACAATGCAGAAGTTCTTGGAATTGTCGTGCAACAAGTAACAGGCGGAGGTAGCGATTGCGACATTGGCGGTGGAGTTGCTACAGCAGAAGGATGGCTCATTGCTGTTGGCAATCTCATTGATTGGACAGTAGGAATGTGCGGTCTTGCTGACATTACGCCTGGATCAGTTTACTTCTTGAATCCAGTAACGGGTGGAACCCTAGTAGATTGTGAACCGCTAGAAGTCGGATACATTCGCAAACCAGTTGTGCTTGCAGTAAACGATTATCAATTGCTTGTGACAAACTACGAAGGTGTAGTGAATGGAGACTACTTCCAAGAGAATCCTGTGCTTCGCATAGACGATCTCAGGGATGTTGATGCCCCTGTAACTGGAGCGGATGCAGTACAAGATGGTCAGATTCTTGTATGGAATGCAACCACTCAAATGTGGGAAAACCGAGACAATACGCTGACGGTATATCAGCAATCGGTTACTGGAAACAATAATGCCACTCTGAATGATATCGTGGTGAGTTTTGGACCACAACCACTTGCACAAGAGATTGATTTGCTCACAGGTGGTTCCATGTTTGTGTGCGACTTTGAACTGTGCGGTTCTGTGTTCTATCGTCCAAGTGCGGCAGGAGCAGGTACTCCAAATACAGAAGGCTGGTTCTATGGCTCCATGCGCGATCTTGCGTTCCGCTTGGATGGCGTTGGAACAGATACAGGAACATTCACCGTATGGTCTACTACTGCTTCTAACACAGGATCAGGAAACGACTTGCATCTAGATGCAACAGGATTGTGGGACTCTGCAAGCAGCGTCGTGTTCAGTATCAACCAATCAACCCGAGCAATCACTTGCACAGTTACCATTGATCCAGGCGGAGGAAACAATCCACGCAGTATTGGCAAGTACAACATTACTGCCAGAATGACAAATGTGCGCGTCATCCCAATGCCGACTGCTACAGCATGATCTAAATAAGGTGAGGTTTCCGCCATGGGAGTAAGCGCGTTTCACAGATCATACTGGGACGGTAGAGCATACCGCCGCACCAAGATTTACCAACAGGATCACACATTTCTGTTCGGAGATGTTGTGCGTTGGGATGGTGCCACTCAGAAGTGGGTGCTTGCTTCTGCCGATTTGGCACACAATGCAGAGGCGTTGGGAGTGGTCAGTCACAGCGGATACCGTGGAGCAGACAACACGGCATCCACCCTAGATTACTCGTTGCGCGCTTTGCCATCCTACGAGTTCGATCACAGAACGCAGACCGAAGAATCCTGCAATAACCCGCGACACTATTTCAGTATAGTGTTCCGTGGCGAGATCACCATTCCCGATGCTCTTGACATCGACTATAGCCAGTATGCTTTGCTTACAGGAACCGATTCAGTAAGAGAACAGTACACACCAGGCGGTGTTTACTATCTGAGTCCGTTTCCTAATGAAGCAGGTAAACTAATCCGCAAAAGTCCTCTTGAGTTTGGCGGAGTCTTGGCAACAACGGTTGTGAAACCAATGCTTGTTGCTTTGGATCACCGCAGAGCAGTTGTGGTGAACTATATTGGATCGAAACTAGAGAGTTTGCCAGAAGAGTGGATCAACATTCAGGATGTTCAGAAGGTTGGTGCAGTTGGTGCTTTCTTGGAAACTACTGTTCCCGATTCATGGATTCCTTGCGATGGAAGACTGTGCAACACTTCTCAATATCCCCAACTAGCAGAAGCGATTGGTGGAAGCGTTCGTGTTGCTGCTACGCTGACTCTTGAAGGTGATGCTCCGCAGGCAGACACATTTACTGGAATTGAAGGATACTGCATTCTCGACTTTACTGGAGAGAACATTGATGTAAGTGCAGCAGTTCTACAAGAACCGCTCAATATCAAACTACAATCGAGCAGCGGATCAGGAGAAGTTGCTGCCATCATCGACAGCATCATAGACAACAACAGACTTCGCGTAATCGTTGATCGTAGCGCACCACCTGAAGGTGTGACCGAATATCAAGTTGGACAAGCACTACAAGTCAAGGTTCGCGCTCCGTATATTCCAGGCATTGATCGTCAGTTCTTTGTTCCAAATCTTCGTAGTAGAACTTTGCGCGGTGCCGATCCGTATGCTGTGTTTGAAGGTAGCAATATTCAATCAGACGCAGGCGACTATTCAGGAAGCAACACCAATCCACTTGATCTTGGTGGAGACATTCAGAGTGGAACAGGATACAGCGCGACTGTTGATGTTCGTGCAGATGCATTGAAGGTTATATTTGCCATCAAGGCACTTGCCGTAGACTGCGGTACATTCATCAACGATTGCTGCGCGCCTCTGAACCCTGTTGGTCTAAACGATAACGCGATCATCAATGGTGCATTCTTGGTATGGCAGCGAGGAAAGGAATTCTCTCGCCAAACATTCGATGCTCAGCCAGAATATACAGCAGATCGTTGGTTTGAAGACTTTAGCGTTTCTCCTCCAATCCAACCACCGCTAACTGGAACATACCATGTACTAAAGAAGGGAGTTAAGCGTACTCACTTCAATCCTGCATCTATGGTAGTTCCGCTTGATCCAGGCACCGTGGTTGCTCCTGGCGCAAGAGCAGAGGAGTTGCCAGACGATATCACCACATATGCTCAGTTCCAAGGCACTTTGATGACGGCAAATCGTCCTCATGGTTCTCCGACCACAACATATTGGCCTTCAGTTGCATTGGTAACTGGTGTGGATTACGAGTCATATCACTACTTGGAAAATCGCATAGAGGATGTTCGCACATTCAGCGGTGAGCGAGTTACCCTGAGTTTCTGGGCAAGAGGAACTGATCCAGGCGACATCTATGTAACCCTTCGTCAGCACTTTGCAGGAAATCGAGGCATCCTAGATGATGCGTATTCCACTCCTGTTAAGGTAACATTAGATGGAAGCGCAAACTGGAATCGCTATGAAATTGTGCTAGACATTCCCGATGTACAAGATACCAAGCCATCAGACGGATATCTTGGAGGTAACAACTTCTTGGGTGTTCAGTTTTGGACGATGTACTTTGCAGGCGGATGTACTGGAACACCAAATCCGAATGTTTACGATACAGTAGCGACCACTCCAGGACCAGAAGACAACAATCTTCCACTTCCACCTCAGCCAATCGGAGCGGGTGCAGGATGCCCAGACGGATGCAAACTATACCAAGCGGTCAGAACTTACATGAAATGCGCCGAGAGTGCAGGATGTACTCCATGCGGTGCTTGCGGAACATCTGCAAGTATTGTATCTTGCTGCACTACTCTTGTGGTTGAATACGGAGAAACCATCTGCGTTGGTACTGGATGCGGAGG